TGCAGAGGTCGCTAGATTAGACAATATGAAATGTGAGTATTGTCCACTATTAAATTAAAAAAGCGAAAGTAGCTCAGTTGGTAGAGCTCTAGCCTTCCAAGCTAGTTGTCGCCAGTTCGAGCCTGGTCTTTCGCTCCGTGACTGTTTGTGCATTTCACCAGATTTCCATAGATATATAGTATATATGGAAAACAAAAGAAGAAGAGCAGACAGTAGAGAATACCATATCATATATAAAACCATATGTTTAATTACAAAAAGGTTTTATGTAGGTATGCATTCAACAGATAACTTAGAAGATGGTTATCAAGGATCAGGTAAACGTTTATGGTTATCTATAAACAAACATGGTAAAGATAACCATGTTACAGAGACTTTAGAAACGTTACCTAATAGAAAGGCATTAGCTGCTAGAGAAAAAGAAATAGTTAATGAAAAGTTTTTAGAAGATCCACAGTGTATGAATTTAGCAATAGGTGGAGAAGGAGGAGCTGGTGTAATGACCAAGGAACAGTTAGCAAACGGAGCAATTAATGCAAACAAGGTTAAATGGTTAAATCCTGAATTTAGAAGTAAGATGTCTAATATAATGTCTGAAAGAAATAAGGAGTTACATGTTAAAGGAATATTGAAAGCGCCTCCATCATTTGAAGGTAAGAAACATACAGAAGAAACTAAGATGAAATTAAGTAAGGCAGCTTCAGAAAGAAGTCCAGAACAGAATTCACAATTCGGAACTTGTTGGATTACTAATGATACTGAAAGTAAAAAGATTAAAAAAGGAGATACTATACCAGAAGGCTGGAAATTAGGAAGAAGATTAAACTAACTTAAGTAAGAGATACTTAAAACAGACATCTATGGAGTCTATAAATGAAATAGGGGTAATAGAACGGACATCCTTAATGCCGATCTCTGAGGAATAAGACAGGTGATAGAGTCTCCCAGTAATTTGACTTTTTTTAATGTGGTAAGACACTAATGTGTTTGTTTGAAAGCAAATAAAACCGTTAAAATCCAGTTTAGTAATCTTGCTAAACGAAGATGCTTCCATAGCTCAGTTGGCTAGAGCAGCTGATTTGTAATCAGCAGGTCGTAAGTTCGAGTCTTACTGGAAGCTCCAATATTAGTTGGTTCATTGACTTACTGGAATAAACGTATTAATTGTCCTATGGTGTAACTGGCAACACGTCTCGTTTTGGTCGAGAAGAGTCGAGGTTCGAGCCCTTGTGGGACAACAATAGGAAGTAAGGTAAGCGCACCTTTTTAATGTCAGAACACATTAAACCTATTTTGGAGGATTGGACAATGGTTGTCAAACTGTCTTGAAAACAGTCGGGTGTTAAAGCTTTGCAGGTTCGAATCCTGTGTCCTCCGCCGTGACTGTTTGTGTCAGTCGGTAAAATAAACATAGATATATAGAAATCGCTAAATGAATTAGTAAGAATAAATAAGATTAAGAATAAAAAGTAATGTCAAATAACACACAAAGCAACAGTAGTAGTCAAGTAAACACAACAAGGAATACATTTAACACGAATGTATCTAATTTAAAAATGTTAGGAAGTTCTAGAAGAATCCAATGGGATAGTAAAAGAAGACACCGAGCAATTTAAAAAGTAAACAGTACTTTAAATACTTCCCATAAGAACAGTGTCCCAGTTAAAGTCTTTTAATTAGGTTCGAAAGAATAAGGATTGTGATATCACGGTCGCCTATAACAATTGATTAGTTTAATGGTAAAACAATTGGGAATTTAAATTCCCAATAGAACATAGGTTCGAATCCTATATCAATTGCAAAGTATAAGGAAAACAGAACAAATAAACAAAGGCGGATTTGGTTTCCAACATCGAAGTAATTCGGTTCTGCGGGTTCGAATCCCATTCTTATATTTAAGTCATTACCCAAAGGGTGAAGGACATGGGTTAGGATTTAATTCCATCAATAGCATTCCCTAAAGATGCTCAGTTAATCTACGGGATTAGCAAGTATAAGTACTGTGAAAAGTAAGTGAAGCTAGGACAAGCTGGAATAAGATAAAGGTTTATCTCCAGTCCCAGATATTTCTAGAAACCTCGAAAGACCCGAAACTTTTCTCAGTATTTTTTTATAACTAGGCCCAAAACCAATGCATTGGCTAGGGATCGAAGCTCACAGATGACGGGTTTATTAATGCAATTATAATATAGCTTCGGTTAAATTATATTTTAATAGATTGGCGCGGATGCTGGCCGAACCGTTGGTCGGATTAGTTGGTAACTCTAAGGCGTTTCGCAAAGTTACACATTATTTACTGGATATCGTTGCACCGACACCGTTCGAAAGGTTATATTTAAGAATCGGTCTTTATAGTAGGTGATTAATATCGCAGCCTAGCATATCCAGTATTTTTTATTAACATCATTAAACCTAAAAACAATGGGTCCAGATTTTAAAAAAACATTAGTATTAGATTCAAGTTACATACCTAGGAGTATTGTATCTTCGAGTAGAGCATTCATTATAGTATATAAAGGTAACGCAGAAGTTGTTGCTAATCACCCTGTATGTTTCAATCTAGTAGATGAAGATCTTAAAATCCATAAGCCATCAATCATCCGAATCCCTAAGTATGTTAAAACTGCAATACATAAGGTTCCATTAACCAAGCCTAATATTTTTAAGAGGGATGGCAATGAATGTGTATATTGTGGACATAGTGTCAGAAAGGATCTTACAATAGATCATGTGATACCTAAATCAAAGGGAGGAAAGGATAAGTGGAATAACTTAGTTACCGCTTGTTTTAAATGTAACAATAAAAAAGCGAGTCTTTCTTTAGAGGAATTTGGTGCAGATATAGAAGAACCTATACGACCTCATTACATTATGTTAATGAAGCAAATCAATCACATATATAAAGAATGGAAGATATACCTTTCGCTCTAATATATAGATTATGATAAACATAGAGCTATTAAACATCGAAACATCAGAACATGATTCAAGAGATCTTGTTATTGAAAGCATTAATAATCCAACATTTGAATTTCCAGAATCAGTAGATTATAGAAAGGATCTTCCAAGAGCATGGGATCAGGGAAGTGATGGACCATGCTCAGCGTATGCTGCGGCCGCTATTAAAACTTGGCAAGAATTAAAAGACTATGGATCTACTGAGGAATTGTCTAGATATTTTATATACAATCTAAGGCATAATGCTCCTAAAAAAGGTATGACACCTCGACACACTATGCAGCTTCTAAGAAAATATGGAATTCCATATAAAGATTCTTTTAAAAGAAGATGGAAGAAGAAAGAGGATATTCCACAAGAAGTAATGGATGAGGCAATAAACCATAGAATACTCGGTTATGCTAGAATCATGACGGTTGATGGATTAAAGAAATCTATCTATAAGAATGGACCTGCCTATATTGCAATGCCAGTATTTAATGATTCATCTTCATTTTGGAAAGCAAACTTTAATGAAAGAATATTAGGCGGACATGCGTTATGTGTTGTCGGTTACAATAGTGATGGTTTTATCTTAAGAAATTCATGGGGAAGCAATTGGTCTGATAGAGGACATACTACATACCCATACTCTGATTGGGGATCTCACTATGAGGCATGGACTAGTATTGATGAAAAGTCAAATGCTCCAGTTCTTAATACTACAAAGAAAAAAGATGCTGTAAAAAAACGGAGATCTATCTTTAGAAGATTTTTATCTATCTTTAAATAAACTATTCTCATTTTATGTATATAATATCATATACAATACATTATGAGTAAAATAGAACAGCCAAAAATCTACGTGAATATAGATCCGGATCTAGAAGAGTTTTTAAATATATTAAAAGACGGTTCCAGTTGGGAACTTGTAAGAGAACGTGACGGACTTACGAAACGATCTAAAGATGTTAAATGGATTCAATATGACTTAAATGGAAGTTATGATTCACATCATAATAAAGCGGAGATTGGAATGTCTTTATTAATGTCTCCATTCAACCACGGATTTACATGGCAAACTTCAGCAATCACTGAGATTATAGAGAGTGGAGAAGACTATGTACAATTCAAAACACTAAACAGCAATTACAAACTATCTAAAATAAATAAAAATGATTAAGACACAAACTAACGTGTATGATTCTTCTACTATTGAAGCATCGACATATGATTTTAAAACTAAGGAGTTATTTGTAGTATTTAAACACGCAACATATATCTATAAAGATGTACATGTTGTTGATTATTACTCATTTGCAAATGCAACATCACAGGGTATTGCGCTGAACTCAGTTATTAAAGGAACTTATAGTTTCGAGAAAATAGAAGACGTTGAATCATATATTGCAACATGTAATACTATCGGAGCATATATTAATGATAAAGGTGAAGAAGATGTCAAAGCCTAATAATCCTGATTTTATATATTGGGAAGATACATGGAACGATAAAAAACCAAAAACTCCAAAAACAGAATGTTGTGGCGATTGGGATGGTGAGGGTAACTGTTGCACTAAAATATTATAAAATAAAGACATGGGATTATTACAAAAAATAGAATGGAAAACTAGGAAGTGGAACATTACTTTTAAATTACTAGATATTCAATTACGAGATGGTGGAGGATATTGGGGGTTTACGTTTTGTGAATTAACTAATAATTATATACAATACTCGTTAGCATCTATTGAGTTTGTTTTGCCGAATGGAGCAGAACGAAAAAGAATGTCAATAATCGACTGGGATTTGTTGTTTTTAAGAACGCCAATACGTAATTGGGTTAACCATATTGATGAAAGTATTTTATGGGGACATAAACCATCTAGTATTGAGAGAATATTATACGCAATTTTAAAATAAGTTACTTAAAGTTTTTTTATATCAATTAAAAGTGTTATATTTACTTATAACAAAAACAAATAAACATGGAACCAGAAAAAGATATATTCGACGAGTGGGCCGATGAAAGAGAAGCCAAATCATGGATTAGAAAAAAACTAGAATTCATTCCATTGTGGTGGGAAAGAGATGGTAACAGTATGCACCTTGAATTTACAAGAGGAGTAAAGAATCTTATTTATTGGTTTCCTATCATATGGAAAGATCGTAACTGGGATTCTCATTATATCTTTGAGATCTTAAAACATAAATTGACATCACAAGCAAATTATATCGCAGAACAGGACAGACATACAAGGGCTCAGAAGGATGCAAGGGATATGAAGCGATGTGTTGAGTTAATGAAATTAATTGATGATGGTTTTTATGAGGGAGAATATTGTGATTATCATAAAACAAAGAATTGGTTTGAACCATTAGATGATAATACAGGTTCATCAACATGGGAATCTAGAGAACTAGAAGAAAACTTCGATGACTATTTCGCTAAATATCCATTAATCCATAAAAGAGCATTAAATGGCGAAGGACCTTTTGGTAAAAATGATACAGAAAAGAGCAAACAAATAATAGCAATGAATATTGGAAACATTAACCAAGAAAGAGCACATTCGTTATTGTTTAAAATAATGAAAGATAATATTCTTGGATGGTGGGATTAACTCTTATCTATAATCAATATAAATAACAATTATATTGAAAACAGTTACCCAAAAGTTTTTATATATGATATAAAATGCTTATATTTACTTATAACTAATAACTAAAACATATGTCAATCAACAAAGTATTAATTCAGGCACAGTATTCAGAAAATTATTCAGAAAATGAAGTTCCTTTTTGGAAAAAGAAAGGTGGACAGGTATTTGAAATAGAAATAGATGCAGATCTATTAATGTATTCTGATCCTGCAAAGATCTTTACGGAGATGTTGATGAAACATTGTAACGAGCAGTGGAAATACGAGTATGTCTCTCATGAGATATTGTTTAGTAAACCTATAATAATAGGTACGGCTGATGAATACAAGAAGACATATCACTACTTAGAGGCAGATAAGGAAAATGTCTAGGGGTTTAATCGTAGTATCAGACTCAAATCCATTAGGACTTTCTCATAAGTTAATAGCCCCGACAATAAAACTATTATACACTAAAAGGGGTTTTAAATGTGATATAATAGACTTACATAGAGATGAATTTAACCCTATGGCAAATAGGGACTCCCTATCTAACAAATTATCAAAACACTATAAGCATCACATAAAAACAGCAGATCATATACACTTCATTACAAGCGTTAATTTAGGTGGAATTTCGCCAGGGCTTGAGGGTTTCTTTGAACAAGTATTGACAAGTGGATTTGCATATGATAGTATTGATGGTAAACCAAAGGGTAGGTTGCACAAGAAAGAAGTTTATTTTTATCTACAACATACCAAGACCATGAAAACTAAATTCAATGCGGCTTGGTTAAGATTAAAGTTTAGTGTGATTCCTACCATTTTTAAAACAAGTACTATATTTCAGAGTGGATTATCATGGGGAGATAGAGAAATTAAATCAAAGAAGATCAATAAGGTTAGAAATACCTTAATAAAGAAACTATTTAACGATTAACTGTTAATAACTTTTTAAAATAAGTGCTCTAGGGTTTTTTTATATCAATATAAAGTGTTATATTTACTTATAACTAATAAACAAATATTATGAACGCACAAGAACAAGTAAAAGAAGTAAGAGATATAGTAAGACACTATTTCGAAGAAAACAGTATGTATGCTGGGATTGATGATATGAGTACTGATAATAAAGAACATGTTATTAATATCGGTGCTAGTATATTATGTACTAAATGGGGTATTGGATATGAAGGTGGTAGTTTTGTACAAGCTGTCGTTGAAAACGATTTACAAGGTGCAATTGGAAGAGCAGATGGAATAAGCTTGAGAGCTTTAAAATTCTTTTGTCAATTAATGTATAATACTGGTCAACCAGTTTTTAAAGAAATATAAACTATGAAAAATTTAAACAAAATATTTTACGTATCAATAATACTTATACTATTTTCAAGTTGTGCTAACACTGTTGATGTTCAAGATTGTGTTGTTTATAATCCTTCTGGCTTCTGGTCAGGATTATGGCACGGAATCACATTACCTTTTTCTTTTATAGGGAGTTTATTCTCAGACAATATTGCAGTATACTCTATTAATAATAATGGAGGTTGGTATAATTTTGGATTTGTATTAGGTACGACTGCTGCATTTAAAACAACAACTACTAAATCAAAAAAATAATATGAGTAAATTTAAAATTGGTGATAAAGCCACAAAAGAAAAAGGATATAAATTTCCATGTACAATAGTATCTGTATTTGAAACAAAGGAAGGTAATATTAGATTAGTTGCAGAAATGGATGAATTCGGATTATTACATATATTTAACGAAAGTCAATTAACCTTAAACAATTAAACCATGGGTAATACTGCAGACAAAGCAAAATTAGAATTTGAAGTTTTAAGAAGTACAGTAGAAGATGCAATCATAGCACCTTTTGAAAAAGAGATACTTGCATTAGTAGATAAGTTTGGTGAAAGCGGACAGAGTGGAGGCTCTGCACAATATACTGCAAGCGCAATATCATTAGCAGTTAAGAAATTATGTATGCGGGAACCTATATGCGATATTACCGGTATTGATTCCGAATGGAACGACGTTAGGGAATATTGCGACGGTAGAGAGACATATCAGAATAAAAGATTGTCGTCGGTATTTAAAGAAGGGAAAGAAGGAACTCCATATTATTTAAATGCAATCGTTTTTAAAGGACAAGATGATAGTACTTTCACAAGTAATTCAGTTAAATTAAAAGATGGAAGTAAACTTGGAAGTAGCCAATCCATTAAATTACCATTCAAACCTAAAACATTTTATGTAGATGTTATTGAAACAGAATGGCACAAGAATAAAGAGACTGGTGAATTAACTGTACAACCAGGCGGTGGCTGGTGGACCTCAGTTATTAAAGACGAAAGTCAATTAGAAGAGGTATTTGATTACTATCAGAAATAAGTCGTTCACTTCTTGTGAGTGTTCATTAATAATGAACGATAAATGAACATATCTAAAAACTTTATGAAAATAAGTGCTCTAAAGTTTTTTTATATCAATTAAAAGTGTTATATTTACTTATAACTAATAAACAACATATGAAAAAATCAAATTTACAATTAATACAAGATTTTATAGAGGCATCTAACTCCTCAAACTCAAATACTGATAAATTAAATGTTTTAAAAACATATACGGAATATCCGGTAGTTTGTAGTGCATTGCTATATACATATGATCCTTATAAACAATACTATGTTACTTCAAAGAATTGCAAGAAGAGGTCAGACATTGTTGGAGCACCAGGTCAATATTTTGATCTTTTCGATCTACTTGATGATCTTAATAATAGAGTAATCACTGGACATGTCGGAATTGGAGCAGTTAATCAATTTGTAAGTGAAAACCAAGAATTTGAGGACATTATCTTTAATATTATTGATGGAAACCTTAAAACAAGGTCGACTGCATCTATGATTAACAAGGTAGTTCCTGGATTGATACCGACATTCGATGTTGCATTAGCAGAAGCATATAATGCCAAAACTAAAAAGAAGGTAAACTGGGACGACGGATGGTACGTTAGTCGTAAATTAGATGGAGTAAGATGTATATGTATCATTGATGAAAATAGTGATGCTAAGTTTTATTCTAGAGCTGGTAACGAATTCAAAACTCTTGGTAAAATTGCAGAAGTAATCAAAGCATCTGGCGCAAAGAACGTTATATTAGACGGAGAGGTTTGTATTTTAGATGAAAAAGGAGATGAAGATTTCCAGAGCATCATAAAAGAAATAGGACGTAAAAACCACACCATTGAATTTCCAAGACTAATAACTTTTGATATTTTAACACCAGATAATTTTGATACAGGAACATCTAGGAATATATTAGGTAAAAGATACGAAGCATTAGACGCTTTCATGGATATTTACATGAAGTCTTTCAATAATCATATTTCAATGACTTATCAAGAAATTGTAGAAGATGATAAACAACTAGAAGATCAGATTGCAAAAGCAAACAAATACGGATGGGAAGGTTTAATGATTCGTAAGAACGATATTTATAAAGGTAAAAGATCTTCAGATATTCTAAAGATTAAATCATTTGTTGATGATGAGTATATTGTAGTTGCTGTAGAAAATTCAATCAATAGAGTTATCGTTGAAGGTAAAGAGGTTGAAGAAATGATGCTAAAGAATATCATTATAGAACATAAAGGATCTAAGGTTCATGTTGGTAGTGGATTCTCACATGAACAAAGACGACATTACTTTTTAAATCCTAATGATATTGTAGGTAAAACAGTTACAGTTCAATATTTTGAAGCAACTGAAAACCAAGAGGGAGGATATTCATTAAGGTTTCCAGTGATAAAGGCAATCTACGAAACAAAGAGAGATTTTTAAATATAAAATATATGGAAAGTAAAAAGAAATTCACACCGATATATGAACCAACTAGCGATATGCGAACTAATTCATTATCTAAAGTAGAGGGAGGTTCTACGGTTACTATCATATATGAGGGATATCGGGTAGATTACACGAATATAAAGAATCCGATAAGATATTTGGAAACAGTATTCGCGAAAACGAAAGAGGAAATAATAGGAGTATTAATTAACGGAAAACCACATAAATAGAGCGTATGAATTTAATATTAGGAGATGGATTACTAGGAAGTGCAGTGATTGGGGCAAGCGGCTGGCCGTTTGTTTCTAGAAGAGAAAATGGATTCGATCTTAATAATGAATCATCATGGAGAAACAATGTACCGAATGGAGTTGCTAATATTATTAATCTTATAGCAAATACAGATACTTATAGTAAAGACATCGATGAGTTGTTTGAAACTAATTATCGTGGAGTCGTTAAGCTTGTTGATTACTGTAATGATAAGCGCATTAAGCTTATTCATTTCTCAACAGACTACGTTTATGAGAACTCTAAGTCAAACGCAAAAGAGACAGACAAAACTAAACCTACTACACCATACGCTATGTCTAAGGCACTTGCTGACGAGTACATAATGAAACATTCTAATAATTATTTAATTCTTAGAGGAGCCCAGAAAGACGATCCATTTCCATACGATACAGCATTTGTAAATCTACATGGAAACTTTGATTATCCCGATGTTATTGCAGATATTGTAATAGATATGGTTAGAAGCGAAGCAGTTGGATTATACAATATCGGGACAGCCACTAAATCTATGTATGATTTAGCTAAGTTAACAAAACCGCAAGTAGAATCAGCAATAGCGCCTGACCACTTCCCAAACGATGTTACGATGAATTTATCAAAAATGAATAAACACTTAAAACAATGGCAGGACCAAGAATAACAATATGTAGTGGATGTCTAGAAGATTTCCAGAACAATGACTTATATACAGTATCTAGATTTATAAATAGATCAGTTGGTATTAAGAGTGGATTGTACGGAGTTCCTTATTGTGAAAAATGTATCAAAGATACTGATTCATATCATAAAATAACAACTCAGCCCAAGAATAAAATTAAAGAAGCGCTAGCTAAAAAGAAACCCAAAAAGAAATGATAAACCCTAAGATTGCAGTAGCAGCAGGCTCATTAACCGCAACATATAATAATGCAGCGGAATTCCCTCATATAGTATTTGATGATTTTATAGATCCATCAATACTAAAGGATGTTAATGTGGAAGCTCAGATGATATTAAACGAAGATGAGGAAACTAGAAATTGGAGATTTGGCATTAACGAGGCAGATCATCCAGATCAAATATTAAAGAAAGGTATTAAAGACCTAGAGAAAATGACACCCTCTATGAATTTACTATGTAGATACTTTAATGATGATGCATTTATGGTATTCTTGAGAGAATTAACAGGTTTAAAGGATCTTGTGCCCGACTGGGGATTTGCAGGTGGAGGATTCCATGTAACATCACCTGGTGGATTATTAGGAATTCATCATGATTTCAATTTCAAAGATGACATGGGACCTGAGAGAATGTATCGTAAAATAAACTTGCTTGTTTATATAAACGAAGAGTGGGAAGACGAGTGGGATGGGGCTCTAGAGCTTTGGAAATCTGATTTAACGAATGATTTTAAAACATTGCAGCCAAAATATGGTAGAGCAGTTTTATTTAATATAGAGAATGCGCCACACGGACATCCCCGCCCATTAAAATGCCCAGAAGGAGAAACTCGAAGAAGTTTAGCGTTCTATTATTATGACAAAGTAGTGCCAACTAATGAATTGTATGAAAGAGCATATTGGAAATACGGTAAAGAATTAAAATAAATTGAAATAGGTTGAAACTTTTCAATATAACTATATATAAATTAAGAATTTTAAAAAAGAAATTATTATGATACAAGATTTAATTACACAATTAGAACAAACAGTAGAAGATATTAGAACTGATGCTGCTAAATTTGACGAAAAAGGAAATAAGGCTGCAGGAACAAGAGTTCGTAAAGCAATGCAAGCTATTAAAGGTTTAGCACAAGACGTAAGAGTCGCAGTTTCAGAAGCTAACAACTCTTAAATTAAATTAGATCACGATTGCAGCGAATAATTCTAGATAAGTAAGACTGTTTTTCAATGATCTATTAGTCTATCACACTAGACTTTAAATAAAGGTGATTTGATAAGGAAGTTATGATACTATCATATTCAGTGATTTTGATTACAGGATATATACTACTTCTAAATACCTTATCTAATGGGGGATTGGTGAAATTGGCTATCACGCTGCCCTTGCACGGCTGTATTTTGAGTTCGAGTCTCAAATTCTCCACATTGTGCTTATCAGCAACAAAGGCTTTATATATTAATATATAAAGCCTTTTTACTTTTAAAGATCTCCTGATTCCATAAATATAGTAGTTTGTCGTTATTCAATTGTATTTGTCCAGGAGATCTTTTTTATTAGATATATAGTATAACGACAAACAAACTATATAGCATGTACATTTACAAAATTACAAACAATCTTAATGGAAAGTCTTATATTGGACTTAAATCTAAAACTGTAGAAGAATCTGAGGATTATTACGGTTCAGGGAAACTTATAAACCAAGCTATTGATAAGTATGGTAAGGAAAACTTCACAAAAGAAATATTAGAAAGAAACATAGACTCTCATGAGATCTTAAATGACCAGGAGATCTATTGGATAAAATATATTGATACATTCAATAAAGGTTATAATTTAACCAAGGGAGGCCAGGGAAATCTAGGGCGTGTTACTTCAGAGGAAACCAGGGCTAAGTTAAGTGAAGCTGCTAAACAACCTCTATCCGAAGAGACTAAAGAAAAGATTAGACAAAAGGCTAAGTTAAGAAAAGGCCGTAAGGTGACTGAAGAAACTAGATTAAAATTAATAAAAGTAGCAACAGGCCGTAAGATGTCTGAAGAAACTAGACTAAAGATGTCTAATTCTGCGAAGAATAGAAGAAAATAATTGAAAGTTTTTCACAAGGATTTTTTTATGTCGTTTTTCTTGTTTATAATATAAAGAATGTCCTATCTATAATCATTATAAACTACAAAATAAATACATAAAAGTTTTTTTATATCAATATAAAGTGTTATATTTACTTATAACTAAAATTTTATATCATGAAAAAATACTTATTTATTACAGTAGCATTATTTATTTCAACGTCATTCACCTCATGTGATAAGGAGGCAATATACGAAGAGCCGATCGAACTAGAACCTATTAGTGACGCTAGGTTATGTATTAAACGCACAGTAGAACGGGCAAGTACCTTATTTATTAGTGGAAACACTAAAATATATGAATATACTTACACTGGATCGAGATTATTAAATTGGACCTTAACTCGAATTGACGAAAGTACTACGTCAAAGGAAACATACGATAATACTTATAAAAACGGATTAATAACCAGTATGTCAATATATAATACATTAGGTCGAGATGATTCTTATGATTTTGAGTATGATAGTGCAGATAGGGTAATTAAACAAATTAAAAACAATGTGGTTGAATTCACATATATCTATATTGGCAATTCTGTGGAAAAATACGATTCTTCTGGAGAATTACAAGTGAAGCAAACATATGACGAGTACGATAACATGATTCAGCGTAAATCTAAGAATGCAATTAATACATGGGAGATTGTCGATATGACTCATGATGATAAAAACATGGCATTTAAGAATGTAGATATATGGTACCCTACTAGCCCATTTAGATATAAAAGTAGCAACAATTTTATTACACAGGTTTCAAGTACAGACAACTGGTCTCTAACTAGAGATATAACATACGATTTGAGTGATTTTCCAACAGAGATTACAACATATCACCCTGATGGTATGATAAGTATAGAAACCTTAGAATATAACAAGTAATATTCAACAAAGACGAGGACTACATTAATTTATGGTCTTTTTCTTGTTATAATCAACCTTTAAGTTGAAACAAATCAACATTACATTATATAAAATATAAATTAATCAAAAATTATTATGCAAAACATAGGTATCATAGGTCAGGGTTTCGTAGGGGGAGCAATTAAAGAAGGTTTCAAAGACCACTTCAGTTTGTTTTTATACGATAAATTCAGTGATGGTAAATCAAATACAAATCTAGAAGGAGTAGTTGCAAATGCAGATGTTATATTCGTATGTGTTCCCACACCAATGGATGCTAGAACGGGGGAAGCTTCAATATCTATAGTCGAGGAAGTAATATCTGAAATAGACGATATTGCTGGAGATTTAGGTAAAAATCCAACACTTATTATTAAGTCAACTGTTCCACCAGGAACTACACAACACTGTAATGATATATCAAGATATTGTGAGGTTGTATTTAATCCAGAATTCTTAACAGAAGCAAATGCAGTTAATGACTTTAAAAATCAAAATAGAATAATTATAGGAACATGTGATGGATATCAAGCTGACGAAGTTGTTGCTATATTTAGAAAAGTATTTCCAGATGTTTTAATTCCAGTAACAGAATCACAGGAGGCTGAAATGTGTAAGTATATTACTAATACATTCCTTTCTGTCAAAGTCAGTTTCGCTAATGAAATTTACGATATATGTGAAGCTCATGGAATCGATTATGAAGTTGCAAAAGACTTAGCTATATTAGATCCAAGATTAGGTAATTCGCATTGGATGGTTCCAGGGCCAGATGGTGATAGAGGATTTGGAGGACATTGTTTCCCAAAAGATCTGCATGGACTATGTTATGTTGCTGAAGAATTTGGAGTAGATGTAGATGTTTTGAAAGCAACATTAACCACTAATAATAGAGTTAGAGCGGATCGAGATTGGGAATCACAGGACGGTCGAGCAATCATAAACTATGAACAGATAAAACCAAATAAGGTTAGATCTTTCTTCAATAGTTTGTTTGCATAATAAACAAATAACGAATACCATATATAAAGATCATGAGAAACATACTATTATTTTGGCCTAACTTCATAAGCGAAGGATGGTTTACAGTTAGATATTACAAAGCAGTAAGATCTATTAAGGAAGAACTTGAACAAGCTAATCTTAGAATAGATTGGATCGGTAGAATATACACAGTTGTTAATATAGATGAAAGCTTAACGGAACAGCCAGACATAATGCAACAAGCATACGTATTTAAACAATTAGGTCCTATCAATGATATCTTAATTAAGTATGGTTTATCGAATGATGCTTTTCCAGAACTAAGTAAGATTAGTGATAATTCTTATTTGGTTGTATTATATCCGGAGAACGATAACTTCAATTTATATGGTTTCTTTAGAAACTTAATATTTGCAGGAATGGTCGCCGGCGCTGGTTATGGAATATATCAAGTTGTTTTAAATCTTATTGAAGCATATAAATAATGGAAACGACAATAGTAAGGGTCGAAAAACACGGGCTTAGGCACTATGAGGTAACATCAGGTGACGGTCGAATTATTGGAGTATTTCCATCAATAACAACAGTATTAGGCGAGACTAGTGATAAGAGTGGCTTAGCAAAGTGGAGAGAAAGAGTCGGACCTGAAGAAGCAGATAGAATATCAAATCTATCGATGAACAGGGGAACGATAATGCATAGGTTAATTGAGTTGTATAAGGCAACGAAAGGAACCAGTGCTAGTAGATTAAAGGAACTAAAAAAGATAGCATCAACTGACGAAGAGATCAATCAATATTCCGAGAATGTAGATGGTACTATTTGGTTAGAATCAGGCTGGGAAATGTTCATGAAATTCTATGATAACTCTGATAAATTCTTCGATAGAATAAAGAGAGTTATATCAGCAGAGAATTTCTTATGGTCAAAGGTTGGATATGCTGGAACTGTAGATAATATTTCAGAAATGACTGATGGTAATATCTTGGTGATAGATTATAAAAACTCAAGAAGACCTAAAAGAGATGCGTGGATCCAAGATTATTTGGTGCAAGGTTCATCATACTTCGTTGCCCATTGGGAAAGAAGTGGAATCAAACCGAATGGCGTGGAAATATGGATAGCGAATGAGGAGGATAGTATTCCTCAAATATTTAAATTAACAGAAGAAGATATTAAATACTATTTTAAAGAATTTCAAAGAAGATTAGAATTATTTAAAGAAAAATATCCGGTTTAACACAACAAATTATGAAAATATTTATTAGAAACATATGGATTCATCTTAGATGGTTCATTGTAACAGTACCAGTCCAATTATTTGGAGTATTGACTGCGTTTTACATGGTCCCTATTGCGTATGCATTTAGAGGATTAGGCAAGTGGAGTCCATTTTGGATATGGATGGATGATGGGAGAATTGACCCCAAATCAAAATCTGGATATTCATCAGACTATTATGTCTTTTTAGATAGAAGAGGTTTAGTGAAAGAGGATTTCAAACTTGCATATTATTGGATGGCATCAAGGAACCGAGTTATAAACTTTAGAAGCTTATTCAAAGTACCTTCAGCTAAATTCCCTAAGAAATCAGGTAACAACAACATCGTTATTACTAAAACAATAATTGACGACTTACGAAAATATAATGGAACTCCGATAAGACAGGACGGAAGATGGGAAGCTCGTGCCGAATTAAAATATTTACCAGACAATAAATCTCAAGATATTTGGCAAGTAAATACTGGAGAAATTCAATCTAACAAAACATCGATTATTGGGACAGGTTATATCTTATATAGAATAGGAAATTGGCACTCATTCAGGTATTCTAAATGTTTTGAGATTAAAGCAATAAACAGAAACTTAACAATATGGCTTGGAACTAACAATTCAACGAATATGATTGCTGCTAAATTTCAACCAATAAAACCATGGGATATCCATCTTAGATAATTTTTGAAAATAAGTGTACAAGGGTTTTTTTATATCAATTAAAAGTGTTATATTTACTTATAACTAATAAACAAAACAAAATATGAGTAAGATAGATGACGCATGGCAAATCCTAAGAATCCAAGGAGAATTCACAAAAGGATTTGATACCTTTAACGAAATAGACATTCCCTGCGTTTCCGTATTTGGAAGTGCTAGAACAAAGGTAGGAAGTAAATGGTATAATGAAGCAAGGGAATTTGCAAAACTAATAGCATGTGAAGGATTCGGAGTAATTACTGGAGGAGGCCCTGGAATAATGGCAGCATCTAATCACGGAGCTCATGAAGTTTCAGGTAAATCCATCGGAATTGGTATTGAGTTACCGTTTGAATCAGGGATGAATAAATACGTTGATTTAGGAATGGAATGTAGATACTTTTTTACAAGAAAGGTAATGTTCCTTAAATATTCACAAGCATTTGTAGTATTTCCAGGAGGACTTGGAACATTAGATGAATTGTTTGAAGCAATTACACTATCTCAATGTGGACATAATGTTAAATATCCTATAGTATTGGTTGGAAAAGATTATTGGTCAGGATTAATTGATTGGTTAAAAGATACCGTATTAGAGAGTGGATGTATGAGTCCTAGTGATTTTGATTTATTTAAAATTGTAGATACTGCTGATGAAGCAAGGAACGAGGTAATGGAACATCATTATAAGAAGGTAACAGCCCCTGGATATGTAGGTAAGGATTTTAAAAACTTTTAATATATGAAATATTTTATAGAACATAATCAGTATTTTAATGAATTAGGAATTCCAAGTGATCCATACTTTAGAGTATATCACATGAAGAGGTTTTTAGGATTAATATCTTATAAGAAATATTCAACAGAGACTACTTGTGGAATTGGAGATTGCTATAATACTCCAATTAATTTCAAATCTGAAAAAGTAGCAAAGAAATTTATTAAAAACATACTTTGTTTAGGTATTAAAACAGAAAACACGAAAATAACTACAATTAAAGAAATAAGCTGTGAGTAAAAACATTACATATAACATAGGGTACGAAGGTTTCGGTACTAGTGGAATACTTTCTAAATTCCCAACACTATTAGAAAATACAAGTTTCACTGAATTTGTTAAAATAGTAAGAGATACTCAATCAATAGACACTTTATGGGAATGGGCCACTGATTTTAGAGTTACCACATCAACAATGTGTTTGTTTATTAGAATAGATGATGGGGAATTCTATTGGGAGTATAAGATAAAGCTTATGAATGTCCGAGAATACAGAGCTAAATGGGAAAGCAAGTATGGCCCATGGAACATGGAATATTAAAGCAGAATTAAGAGTAATATAACCTATAAAGAATTAATATGAGAAAGCTAGCAACAATTAAAAAGATTGATAATATCGTTCCAATCGAAGGAGCAGATATGATAGAACTTGCAGTTATAGGAGGATGGAACGTAGTAGTCGGTAAAGCGGTAAAACATTCTATTGGAGATCTAGTAGTTTATTGTGAGATTGATTCATTTTTACCAATAGAACCTGAATTTGAGTTCTTAAGAAAAAGTTCTTACAGAAAAATGTTAGATGACGAAGGATTTCGTTTGAAAACCATTAGACTTAGAGGACAATATTCACAAGGACTTGTATTACCATTAGGTGATGCAATAGAAGTAATGAATAGAAGATCAGATATTAGGCATGTTGTTCCATTCGGAGAGGGAGATGACGTAACTGAAATGCTAGGTATTATCAAGTATGATCCACCAATCCCACCTGAATTAGCAGGGAAAGTTAAAGGTAACTTTCCAAGTTTCTTAAGAAAAACTGATGAGGAAAGAATTCAAAATCTTGATGCTGAATTTGCATCATGGAAAGATGAAGATCTTAAGTTCTATGTTACTGAGAAATTAGATGGAAGTTCTGCTACATATTACTGGAGAAATGGAGAATTTGGAGTATGTTCAAGGAATTTAGAGCTTTTAGAAACTGAAGGAAATTCATTCTGGAAAGTTGCAAGAGAACTTAAATTAGAAGAAAAGTTATCAAAACTAGGAAGGAACATATCTCTTCAAGGAGAATTAATAGGTGAAGGGATCCAAGGAAACAGATATCGTATAAAGGGCCAAACTGTTAGATTCTTTAATGTATTTGATATTGATAAATACAAAAGAGTCGGATATCCTGAAATGACTAATCTAATTAGTGAGGTATTCGAATTACAGATGGTTCCAGTTTGTGCTGTTCCAGGCTTTGAATTACCAGAAACTGTTCAAGATCTATTAGAACTTGCAGAAGCTAAATCTATATTAAACAATAAAGCACAAAGAGAAGGAGTTGTTATTAGAAGTAGCGACAATACTATTTCATTTAAAGCAATTAGTAACAAGTTTTTATTAAAATCAGAATAAATTTAAAATAAGCATAATATGAAGAAAAACAAGGAATTTTTATACAACTATTTAAATGCATATTCACCAGCAGGGCAAGAGCAAGAGGGACAGGCTATCTGGGAAAATTACATTGAAGATCATGTTGATGTAATTAAAACCGATGCATATGGAACGTCGTATGGTATTAGAAGAACAAAGAATGTAGAACAACCTTTAAAAGTTGTGATTGAGGCACATTGCGATGAAATCGCTTGGATAATTACACATATCGAGGCTGATGGTATGATTAGAGTTAAAAGACATGGTGGATCAGATAATATGATTGCACCTAGTAAAACTGTGATGATACATACACATAAAGGTGCAAAGGTTAAAGGATTATTCGGTTGGCCTGCAATTCATACAAGAAATGCATATACTTCAATGGGATATGATCAGCATGAATTATGGGTAGATACTGGGTTAAAAGATCTTGCTGCTGTAAATAAAGCAGGAGTTGAAGTTGGAAACTTAATTACATTCGATGATCAGTTCCATGAAATGGGAGACTTTTACGTAGGGAGATCATTAGATAATAAGATCGGCGGTTATATCATTGCAGAAGCTCTTAGAGAGATCTCAGAGAAGAAACATGAATTACCTTATGATTTATACGTTGTAAATTCAGTTCAAGAAGAGGTTGGATTACATGGTGCTAAGAAGATTGCTAAATTATTACAAGCAGATCTTGCGCTAGTTCATGATGTATGTCATTCACTTAGTTTGAAAATGGATTCAGCTAAAGATGGAAGTATGAAAGCTGGGGATGGTCCATGTATTGAATATACTCCACAGAATCACAGAGGTATTAATAAGATGATTAGGAAAATTGCTGATGAGAATAAAGTACCACTTCAATTAATAGTAGGATCAATGGGGAATGACACTATGGCATTCTTTATGGAGAATACTCCGACTGCAATCATAGCAACCCCTCTTAAGTATATGCATACAACTGTTGAAATGGCGGCAAAGAAAGATGTTAAAAGAGCTATTAAGTTGTTTGTAAAGTTCTTATTGGAATTAACACCAGCAAAAATTAATGAAATAAATAATAAATAATTCTTAGAGACCTCCTGATTCCACCTAGTATATTCGTTTGTAATTATTCAATATACTTGTCCAGGGGGTCTTTTTATTATAAACAATAGGAATTAAGATATATAATATACATAAAACTTAAAACAAACAATAGAGTTATGAATAAATTAAATAAATTTTTTACAAACCACGGGTCAAAGGTTATAGTTATACTTTTAGTATTGTTATACTTTAAATCATGTAGTGTTGATACTGGATTAACTAGGGTCAAGAAAGAAATTAAAATAGAACATGCCAACTTTGCTGAATTAAAAGCAACGATTGAAACATTACCTACTAAACTTGATGTAAGAATTGAGGGTCTTAAGGCTGAGAAGAGAATGATTCAAGGTACAGACAGAAAAATGTTAGATGTTCAACGTCAAAATGAAATCGAACGTTTAATCGAAGAATTAGAATCTAAATAATATGACTAAAAATAAAATAATAAACGGATTTATCATTGGTACATTTGTATCACTGTATATTTTAGTGAGTGTTGTATCAACAATCCACGTTATAGACTTTTTTGAATTATCAAACCCTTATTGGTTAGCAGTAACCTTAGCAATTGGCTTTGAATTAGGAGCTGCCGCATCACTTGCAGCACTTTTAACTCTAGATAAAATGAATAAAAGTTTAGTATGGGCATTGTTTATTACAATTACAGCGATGCAGATGCAGGGAAATATGTACTATGCATTCATTAATATAGAGAACTTCCAAGGATGGGTTGAATTATTCAACTTAGTCGAATGGGAACCTTTAGCACAGAAAAGATTATTAGCTGCAGTATCTGGAGCAATATTACCTCTAGTAGCATTAGGATTTATTAAATCGTTAGTAGACTATATTAAACCTGAATCTGAGGTTGGAGAATTAACCGCAATGGATTTAAAGGAAGTTACTGAAGATATTAATCAAACTGAAAAAAAAAGTGAACTAGCAATTGACATCGCTGATAATGTAGATCTTAATGAATTAATTCTAGAAGATCTATTAGAAAATCAGGAAGACTATGATGAAGTTGAACCAGAAGCAATCCCTTTTACTAAAGAAGAGGAAGAAAAACTATGGGATTCTACTAAATTAACTGAGAATGATATTGAGGTAATAGTAGAAGCTAATGAAAATCCAGTCGAACCTTCTAAAGAATTGAAGGAAGCAACTAGATTATATTCAGATCCTGAGCCAGATGCTCCAATAACTGGAGGAAGTAAAGGTCCTTTATATGAATATAGAACTTCTAAAAGAAAGGTTGATGAAGATTAGTTTACAAAAACCATACATAACACAAAAGATTGAAGCAAGTGCCCTTAAAACGATACTTGCTTCAACTTATCAAACTGCTTATCGTTTATATCTAATAACAAGTGGTATCAAGGAAGTCCAATCATTCTACGAGAGTGACAATCCTGATTTTTATGTATTAGCATCAGTGAAAACTGAAGCTGCTCCAGTGGGACAGGTACGAGATCAGATATGGAATATCAAACACCTGCACCCTTTATTAAATAAAAAACCAAGATATTTATTAAGAGTAACAGTTACTAATAAATTAACTAACAAGAACGTATATTCTTGCGAATTGGTATCTATTAAGCGAGAAACTATTTACAATCAAATACAAGAATGTATATTAGATTTAGACGTGTTATTAAAATAACATGAAACTTTATAAAATATAGATGTATAATTAATTATTAATAATAAACAAAAGAACATGTCACAAGAAACTCAAGAACAAACAAAGGAACAGGAAACTGTAACACAGGAACAACAGACTCCGGTATTTGAAGAAATAAATAGTATGGATTCGGATTCAGCATTAAATGTATTGATTCAAGCTGCTAATTTAGCACAAACATCAGGTCGTTTAAGTGTTAGGGATTCTGTATTACTTGCAAAAGCAATTGATACTGTCCGTCCAGGTAGTATTTAATATTTCTTTATGAAGAAGGTGAAAGGGTTCTAATTTCTAATTAGAACCCTTTTTCATTTTAACAGGGATTGTCATAGATATATAAAATTTATAGTGCAATTATAAATATAATTCATCCTATTATGAAACAACTTTTAGATAAATTTTGTAACTTATTTCCTCTTATTGAATTCGAAGTAATAGAAAAAGAAATCAAAGCTCAAATGTCGGTAGAATCTATTTCGACAGGGGAGAAGGAAATCAGAAGAATGCTGACAGAAGCAAAAAGAGCCCTGTCAAAATATAAGAAACTACATAAGCATGGCAAAGCAAGTGCTGACGAAGTATTTGATCACGAATGGAGGGTCCATGAATTACAAGATCAATTGATGAAATTCCAAGATGACAGTACTGAGCTAGATAGCGATGATACCTTTAATATTTGAAACTAAATAGGTATTTTTGATATAAATTATATATTAAAAACAATCATTAAAACAAAGAAAGTATATGCAGGTAACACCTATATTAGTTGTCAGAATGCCATTCAATAGAACGGAAGATGAAGTATCTAATGTGTTTATGGACTTCCAGGAGACACCAATATCTGATGAGTATAATTTACTAGTACTTAAGAACTATGAACCAGGTGAAACCGAGATACAGTTTGAGTGTGTTAATAGTAGCCATAGCGTAGTGGAGTTCGAGGAACTTAAATTAAAGCTATTGAAAGAGATGGAAACTAACCAAGTTACTAGACAAAATAATAAGATTAAGTAGCATTCAATGGACTTAGAAGAATTTGAACAATTATATATTGATTTAGTTAATCCCAGCGTATTAATAGAACATTTTGAAAACGATAGTGAGTTTTTAGATTGGTTACGGCTAGGAACAGTTGAAGAGATGGGATGGGCACTCAAAGCATTTATTAAAGAAGAATTATATTATCATTGTAGTCTTATTAAAAAGGAAATGGAAAATGGAACAATATAATGAAAGTTATTACTTAGGAGAACTAGCAGGAGAAATCATTGAAATGAAATATCTTCCAACACTGGAGACAGATATGCTTAAGACCTTTAACGTTGTTAAAGTAGATGATGATGAACTCATAGAGAATAATAGGCTTAACGATATATTAGATAATTCATATACATTTAATGGAGGATCTGGAGATTCAAAAGCTGCGCATAAGAATTGGATCAACCATGTTTATGTATTAGCAGAGAAACACCTACCCGAGAAACTAGAATGTAAAATCAATAAAGTGAAGCCATCTGATATGGATTCCTTTAAAAAAGGTTTAAAGAATTATTTATGGAATACTGATTTAAGCTGGTATATGCCGGAGGATGATTTCTTTAAACCAAATCATATGTTTGCGTGGTGTTCTACTATAATATTAACAAGAACTAAACAATAAGCAAAAACAACATATAATGATAACATTAGATCAATTTATTAAAGAACATAGAGAAGCGCATAACACTAAAGATGCAGTTTACTCTGCATATCATTACGATGCAATGGAGGCCTATGCAAAACAAAGAGTAATAGAGGAGATGGAGTTAATACCTCATTTAGAAACTCCTTTGGGCGAGGAGATTAGATTAAGTTACTATTATGTATTAAAAAGAATTAAAGAACTAAAGAATAAATCATGGAAGGTTTCGAAAACATAGAGATTGGATTGAAGAAAGATCTGATAGGCAAAGAATTTATCTATAAAAGCAAATACGGTGGAGTACTTAAAGGAACTGTTGATACAGTATACCTTTCATATACAATGTCAAGCGACGCTGAGTTAGCAAGAAAGTTAAAGGTGCTGTTTAGTAGCAAAAGTGGTAAAGTTAATCTTAAACCAGAAGATGAGACTCCAATCGATGTAGAATTCTCATGGACAGGTA